GGCCCGAGGGTCAAATGATCATGGTGAACGTGCGGCGGGCGGCCGCCCCGTGAGGGACGGCCGCCCTGCCCCGCCTTCGACGCCTCTCCGGAGCCTTTGTGGCTCCACGCCTTCGGCGGGCTCGTGGGGGCGAACGGGTCCGCCCGGTTTCAAGATCACAAACATTAGGGTCCGGCCTAATCACATTTGATCACGCGGTCGGGAGCGTGGACCCGTGCCCCGCCCTCTCCAACCCGACGACCGGGTCCTCACCCGCCGCCGTGAAGTGGGCGAACAGATCCGACGCGTACGCGAGCGGCACAATCTGACCCAGCAGCAGGTCTGTGGACGCTCCGGCATCGACGTCGCCAGCTACAGCCGGATCGAGCAGGGGCACTCAAGCCCCAAGCTCGACACGCTGATCCGTATCGCCGACGCCATCGGCTGCCCGCTCGCCGACCTCGTCCGCTGACGGGCGGCCGCCCCATGTGGGGGCGAAGGGCGGCCGCCCCTTCTCGCAGCCGGACAGGGGGGCCGACTGTGAGAGCTCAGATCCGCGTACCGACCGCGATGGTGTCGTTCCCCGCCATCCGCGCGATCGCCCGCAGCATCACAGCCAGTCGGTGTTCGCCGAGACCGGATACCGCAGCCAGTGAGATCTGTCCGATGCCAACCATCGACAGCGTCAGTCCGAGGAACGCGCGCTGCTCGTCGTCCAGGCCGAGGCTGTAGACGCGTCCCGCCAGCCCCTCCCACCGGACCTTCGCTGAACTGGGGTCCAGAAGGCCGAGCGCGGTCAGCACGTTGCGCTGCGCGAGGATGGTCTCCTCTTCGACGAGGGCCTGCGCGGCAGCCCGCTGCCCGTCGGACGTCGCCGCCCGGATCAGCTTCTTCCCGAGCCGCTTGAGGTCGATGTCGTCAGTGGTCTCGGCTGAGGTGGTGGTCATCCGAATGCCTCCGCAGAAAGTCGAGGCCCGCCGCCCGGGCCGAGCGCGGCACCGAGGAGAACGGGGTTGGTTAGTCGGCCGGATCCGTCGGGCGGCTCCAGCCACAAGCGGCAGTGCAACGCGTAGACCACAGGCGGGCACTTCAAGGTCCAGCCCGAGGGCCGGACGGTGAGCTGCCGTACGTCGGCGAGCTCGTCACCAACATCGGCCGGCAGGAGCCACCACGCGAGACCCTCTTCCACGTCCGCGAGGACCGGGCCCAGCCGGTTGCCGATGCGCTTCATGGCTTCCACGGATGGCATGAGCTGCGCCTCGCCCACCCGCCAGTGCTCGCCCGTGGTGAACGCCGCGAGCTCTTCAGACGCCCATGCGCGCTGCGCGGCGGTCGGGCTGGAGGTGCAGGACAGGAGCCAGTCCTGCCCTGCCTGCCGGATAGAAGAGGCGGGCTTTGGGGCCATGACCAGCACGTTAGGGACGGTCGAGAATCAGCGTGCGCCTAGATTCGCGAATATTCGCCTACCGCCCGCGCTGATTCGCGCTGATGCTCACGTGAGGTCTGAGAAGTGGGCCCGGGCTCTGGCGATCAGGCGGCGCGCATGGGTGCCGTAGACCGCCGACTGGTTGAGGGTCTCCCACACGCGCCGGTACAGGGCCACGCTGTCGGTGTCGTTGAGCCACAGCTCGGCGTGCCACTCCTCGACGATCGCCAACCTCTCGTCGTACAGCCAGAAACCGTTGGCTGGAGGGACGCCAACCTGCGCCCCAAACGGGACGATGCCAAGGTGCACGGTGTCTAGGCCGATCACGGTGGCGAGCCGGTCCAGCTGCGCGGCCAGCACATCGGGCGGCGCGACACCTGCGTGCAGCGCGGCCTCCCACATGAGGATGTGGAACGTGCGGCCGCCCTCCCACAGCAGGTCTTGCCTGCGGACGCGGGCCCGGACGGCTTCCTCGATGTCGCGGGGCGACTGCTGGAGTTCCGCGTACCGGGTGAAGACGTGCCGGGCGTAGTCCGCGGTCTGGAGCATGCCGACGACCATGGCGCCCTGCCACGCGCGAAGAGTCGTCGACTGCTCGTACTCGACGGTGAGGACGTCCTGCACCGGTCGATGGCCGGCGCGGAGCTGGCGACGCCACGACCGGGTATGGGTCTCCAGGCCCTGAAGTCGGGCGAGGAGCTCCTCAGCGGTGGCGGGATGGCCGGTGCCCTTGGCCCACGCCATGAGGTCTTCTGGGGTGGCCGTCTGGCGTCCGGTCTCCAGCTTGCTGACCTTCGCCTGCGGCCACTCCAGTACGGCGGCCAGCTCCCGTTGGGTCTGGCCGCCGCGCAGCTCACGGAGCCGCTTACCGAGCGCCTCGCGGGCCTGCTGGAAGTCCGTGGTCACACAGCGAAGTTACCGTCAGACCTGGTCGTAGGGCACGGCATGGTGCCATGCAGCCTCGCGGACCTGCGCGTACCGCAGCACCTGCACGGGGTCGGTGATCAGCTCGACGCCGGTCATCTCGTCGGCGTCGTCGTGGTGGAGCAGGGCGACGACTCGGGAGTCGAAGATCCAGAAGTCCTCTTGGGGGAGGCCGAGTTCGTTGGCCTTGCTGCGGGTGAGGACGCGGATGTCCTCGCCGACGGCCGTGTTGCGGCGGGCGTTGTCGAGGAGGTACCGCTGTCCCTCGGTGGGCGGCTCGTCGAGGATGCGGACCCGCTCGAACCTTTTGCCGAGCGCGGACTGTTCGCGGCGGCCGACACACCATGGGTCATCGAGATCCCAGGTCACGGGCTCGCCAGCGACGAACTGCGCGTAGGTGTCGGTCTCCTCGTCGGACGCGTACCGGCGGCGCGTCTCCAGCCGCCAAGCGGAGTGCTTGAGCTTGGCGAACATGCCGCCGAACTCCTCGAAGCTGATCAACTGCGGCACGTGTACGGGCTCCTTCGGGCCGAAGTTGGCGAGCAGCTCACGCGGGACGGTGACGGCGCCCTCGTCTGCGGTGAGGTTGTCCAGCTGGCCGAGCTCGCCGGCGTCGGTGACGCGGTTGCCCTGGACGACGTACCGGTCCGTGCCAGGGATCTCGTACAGGGTGGGGCATCCGTCGTTGCCAGAGTTCGTGCCGACCTTCCACAGTCGTCGAGTCATCGCCGTTCCCTCCATCGGTCGGGTGATCTGCCGCGCACCGTAGCCCGCTGCGGCGCGAGCGCAACAGGGCGCCCGGACATGACGAAAACGGCCCCGCCCTCCCGAAGGAGAGCGGGGCCGCGGTCATCTGGCGAACAGGGCGATGGCGCCGGTGGCCGCACCTGCTACGCCGGCGAGGATGCCGATAGTGGGCAGCGGCCACCGCGTTTGCTCCATCGCGTCCAGGCGCCGCTCATGGTCGTCGAGCCGCTTGTCGGTCTGGTCGCCGCGCTGCACCAGCAGCGCGAGCTGTCCGTCGACGCGGGCGAACCCGGCCTCGACGGTGCCGCGGAGCCGTTCCAGCTCGACGGCGACGGCCTGGTCCGGTGTGGTCATTCGCGGCTCGCCTCGTCGGTGCGCAGCCAGGCGGGCAGCAGCTGCTGCACGCCAGGCAGGGCCATGACGCGGGCGAAGCCGCCCGCGACCGCCAGCGATCCGGCGACCCAGGGCAGGGCCGCGGGGACGCCGGACGCGTCGACGATCCAGGGCAGCGCTACGGCGACACCGACCGCGGTCTGCAGGACGGTGCGCGCGGTGCGCTTCGAGGTGTCCTTCATGGTGGCGCTCTTTCAGTCGGTGACGGTGAAGCCGTGCCGGGCGGCGAGCAGCTTCAGGGAGGCCTTGCCGGGGATGCCGTCCGCAGCGTCGCCGGTGTAGCCGCCGCCCGCCGGGGAACGCTGCCAGCGGGCATACGCCTCGACGGACTTGGTGCCGAACGAGCCGTCGACGTACCCGGCCGCAAGGAACCCCTCAGCCTTCAGCGCCTTCTCGACGAGCAGCACTTCGGCCTTGTGCGAGGTGTGGCCCTGCGCGGCCGCCGGGTCGTGCTTCGCCGCGTACACGACGTGCGCGAGGGACACGGACGGCTTCACCGCCGGGGCGGACGGCGACCAGCGCCAGGACGCGACCGCCTTGCCGCCGCGCCGGTCGTGCGGGTCTGCGGTGGGCGGGCACCCATCGGCGAACGTGGGTGCCAGATAGCCGGTGATGTAGTCGCTGCGGCGGGGGTGCTCGTGGCTCCAGACCCCGTTGCCCTGGCCGTTGTCGGTGGCCCCGGCCTTCACCGAGTTGCCACCCTTGGTGAAGACCGTGCTCTCGTTGAATCCGATGACGATCTCGGTATGCGAGCCGCCGCCGAAGTTGACCAGGGCTCCTACGGAGGGGTACTGGGTATCCAGATCGTGGTCCTTGGCCCACTGCCACATCGCCGCGACCGACGCGGTCTTGGGCACGAGCTTGTCGAGGCCGACGTCGTGGAACATGTCCCAGTCCCACTCCATGCACCAGGCGACGCCATCCCAGCCGTACTCCGTGCCGAACTGGGTGTGGTTGTCCCAGCCGTCGCGGCTGTTCCAGTGCTCGTAGACGCGCTCGGGTATGGCCATCACGTGGTCGACCAGGCGGCGCCAGGCAGGAGTGGACATGAGGGCAGCCCCTTTCTGGGCATGAAGAAAGCCCCGGCCAGCGGCTCGGGGCTCGGGGTGGGTGGTGTCAGGGGGTCGGCTCGTCGAGGATCACGTCGTCCTTCTCGTGGCGCGTGATCCTCGTGCTGTACACCTCGGTCGCGTTGCGGCTTTCCAGGTCGGCCTTGAGGACTGCGGCGATCTGCCGCAGCACGTCCTCCGGGGCGCCCCAGCCTGGGCACTCGACGGTGTGGAGGTTGTCGTACTTGGTGCCGACGGTGATGGTGTAGCCGGTGACCTCAGCCATGAGCGTCTCCTCAGGAAGCGGCTTCGTAGGTGCCGGACAGGCGGAACTCGTCGCTCGCGGCCCAAACGAAGGGCACGCCCGTGGCGATGTTGGCGGTGCTGCCGGACTGCGCGAAGAAGCGGGCCGCGGTGTCGGCAGATCCGATCTGGCCGACGCCCACGTAGTTCGCGCCTGCTGAGGAGTCGTAGAACCTGAGGACGGCGTTGCCGGTCGTGGACTTCGTGGCGGTGGCCACGGGCAGCGTCATGGTCCAGCTGCCTGTTCCGTAGGTGCTGGTGGAGCCCATGATCATCGTGGCCTCGAAGTGCACGGTCCGGCCGACCTTCATGTACCGGCCGTTGAGGCTGCCGTTGCCGAGGGCCGGGGCGGTGCCCGTCGCTCCCCACACCGGCACATACGTCGACCAGGCGGCGAGGATGCTGTTGAACTGGTCGCGGATCTCGCTGTTCAGGAGGGCGGCCGAGACCACCTCGCCGACCACCCAGGTGCGTGGTGCGAACGTCATGACGCCGTCGCCTCCCGCTCCGTCTCGACAGCGGCCGGCTCGGATGCCACGCCCCACGGATCGGGATCGTCGGGGTTCCACCAGTTGCGTTCGTGCGGCAGTTCGCCCGCGACCGCAGCCTCCGCTGCCTCGGGGTCGGCGGGGACGACGAGCCGCAACCAGCCGGCCCCGCACTCCGTGCAGGCGAACCGCGGATCGGCCGGAGAGATCACCTGGGCGGAGCCGCACGGGCAGTCGGCCACCCACCGGTTGTGGTTGATCCGGGCGTAGATGAGGTGACCGAGCACGAACCCGTTGGGTGCCTCGAGGCGGCGCTGCTGCCGCAGCTCGGCCCACCGGAAAACGCGTTCAGCTGCGGGTATCAGCGCCCATGCGTCCGGGGGCTGGTCCGGCGGGGGAAGGTAGAACGACTCGGCGCGCTCGACGGGGATCATCTGCACCTCCTAGTAGGCCAGTCGGCTGGTGGAGCCGAGGACCGAGTACGTGGAGTCGTCGAGGATCCACACGTTGTCGGTGTCGGCGCGGCTGGTGTGGAAGTCCATGAGATGGCGGCTCAGGCTGATCGTCTCGGTGTAGCCCTCGACGGTGACGGTCGCCGTCGCGGCCGGGGCCTGGTCGGGCAATCCGGTCAGGGACAGCACGGTGGACACGTCGGCCGCAAGCAAGGCGCGGTAGGTGGCCAGCGGCATGCTGTACGCCTCGACGGGCACCTGCCGGATCTCCGGCGGGGGATCCGAGTACCTGCTGACGAGCCAGTTCGCCGCGTCCGTGACCGAGTTGTCGCTGTTCTTGAACAGGTCCAGGGTCTGCTTGTACGGGCCGTAGGTGCTCACCGCATCCTGATTGATGATGCGCTGGGTGGCGCCTCCCTGCCGCGAGGCCTCCACAATGTTGATCATTTTTTGGTCGTCGTCGGCGTACTTCACGCCGTTGGTCTCCAGGTCCGCATACTCCAGCGAGATCGCCGGCACCGGGTTGTAGCGCAGGCCGCGGCTCTGGAAGAGGAGCGACGGATCGGACCGTGACGCCAGCAGCTTCCCGCTCTCGGTGGTCTCGATCTCCCGCAGGTGCGCCAGCGCCTCCTTGCCCAGGGCCTTCTGTGAGGCCATGGCGTCGAACGGCGACCCCTGGGCGGTCACGGTGAGCCCGACGTAGGAGGCGAGGCGCGCCATGCGCACGTCGGCGGCCTCGCCGATGTGCTCGGTCGTACCGGTCGTGTAGTGAGTGACGAGCTCGGCGGAGGTGACCGACCGGCAGTAGACGGCGACCTGGGCGATCGTGCCCGACCACAGCCGGGTGTTCGCGAAGCCGCCCACCGTCAGGGTCCGCAGATCGGTGCCGTTGAAGGCGGACAGCGTGTACAGCACGCCGTCGACGTACAGCTCGTTCGCGAACTCGTTGTAGACGAAGTGGTGCAGCGCGCCGTCGGCCAGGTTCGGGGTGGCGAAGGTGTAGGTCTGGGTGCCCGCCGCGTTCTGGTCCTTCTCGACCACCAGTTTCCCGGTGCCCGACTCCAGCAGGACGACCATCTTGGTTCCCAGGTCCGCCGATGCCAGCGCCATCAGCACGCGGCCGTTGGTCGACGTCGTGAACCAGGCCTCCGCGCGCACCCGGAAGTTCAGGTTGGCGTCGACGAAGCCCTGTCCCAGGTCGGCGGTCAGGTACTTGCCCGCGCTGATCGAGGCCGGGGTGAAGGTGGGGCAGCCCAGATCGTCCGACGGTCCGGTGCCCGAGTCGAAGGTGAGGGTGCCGCCGCTGCCCGCCTGGACGATGGACAGCGTGCCGACGCCCGATGTTCCCGACAGGTCTCCGGCCGTGGTGGAGTCGGCCGGCTCGGACAGCGGGTAGTAGGCGGTGGGCCGGTCGAGGAGGATCTCCTCGACCAGCATGGGCCGCAGTTCCTTGTTGATCCCGGTCCATTTGATCGCGTCTGTGCAGGGGATGGTGACCTTCGAGTTGAGGCCCTCCCATTCGAGGGGCCACTCGTTGACCATGCCGTAGAAGCGGGGCCAGACTTCGGCGCCGACCAGATCCCACTCGGCGAAGTCGGCGACGCCTCCGGAACGGAACGCGGCGAACTCGGCCTGCACCTGGTCGCTGGCCACCCACGCGGGAGTGGCCAGCGAGCGGCGTACCGTCCAGCCGAAGCCGTCGGGGCTGGTCTCGAAGTAGACCGTGCCGGAGGCCTCGCGGATGCGCAGCCACGCGTGGTCGACCGGGCTGTAGGTGAGGCTGGTGGGCGACGCATCCGACGACGCCACCTCGTTCAGCGCGAGGAGCTGGCCGGTGAGCGCGTTGTACTGCCAGCGGAAGCGGGTCCCGCTGGTCTGCGAGTAGACGTACATGCTCAGCGACGCGGAGGACGAGCCACCTGCCGCGGGGATCGTGCACAGCTTGGCGGTGAGCTTGGACCCGGTCAGGATCCACGCGCGGTTGCTGGTGTAGCGGGAGGTGACGCCGGGGGTGACCGGCAGACGCATGCGGCCGTTGGTCTCGAGCGCCCCGCCGGCCGTCGTCCACAGCGCCGCATTGATGCGGCCGTCGTCGAAGTCGTCGCTGAGCTGGGCGATCGGCCAGGGCGCGGCCCCGGAGGCCACATCCATGGTGGCGATGGAGACCCAGATGGGCACGTTCTTCTTGACGCTCGGGTAGTACGGCGACGCCGTCCGGGCGGCGGTGAACCGCCCGTCGGAGTTGTCCAGGGTCAAGGTGGCCGTGCCGGGCTGGGTCTCGGACAGCTCGTCCTGAGCGCCCCGGCTGGTGGAGATCCCCGACTCGGCGAGGTCGACGTACTGGGTGATGTCCGTCCGCACCGGCGACGCGGAGGTCAGGCTGTAGCCGAAGGCGATCTCGACAATCGGACGTGTCACGCTGCCCCCTTTCAGGCCAGGCCGAGGCTGCCGCCGCCGAGGTCGCGCTTGAGGGAGAGCAGGCCTTGCCGGATCTCCCGCCACACCGCTTGGGCGTCGGCGCCGGGCCGTACCTCGACGTTGAGATTGATGACGACGCCTCCTCCGCTTCCCCTGCCTGCGGGGCGGCCGAGGACAGGGCGCGCGCCGGCCACACGGCCGGTCACTCGGCTGGCCACTGCCTGCATGGCGTCGTCAATGTGGGGTAGCCCCTGCATGACGCCGACGGCGATACCGCGGGCGGTGTTGACCCCGTCGGGGATCAGCTTCCGCGCGGGTGAGTGGATGCCGAGGGCGTTGCGCAGGGCCTTCTGCATGCCCTTCGCGATCTTCACCATCAGCTTCTCGATGTCTTTCTGCTGGGACTCCAGCCCCTTCAAGAAACCCTTCGATGCGTTCTTGCCGCTGTCGTACAGGCGGTCTGCGCCGAGCTTCCCGAGCGAGGTGGAGGACTTGTCGATCTGCCCCTGCAGCGAGTTGATCGACTTGAAAGTGTTCTTGTCCGCCCCGGCGAGGGCGCTGGCGTAGGCGTAGCCCGCGTCGGGGCCCATGTTGAGGATCTGCCGCAGCAGGCTCTTGCTCAGGCCGCGCCTCGCCAGCTGGTCGACGTACTTCGTGAACTGCTTGAGCTGCGCCAACTTGCTGGCGAGCCCGGCCTTGATACCGCCAGCCGTGACCTGCTCGGGCTCCATGCCCAGGTTGGACAGGCCCGCGCTCTCGCGGGCCGCGCTGGTCACGTCGGACGCGTACTTCTTCGCTTCGGCGATCTTCGCCGCGATGGCGTCCCGCTTCTTCGCCGCATCCAGCAGCTTGCCCGTCTGCTTGTTGATGTAGGCGATGAGGTGGGATTCCTTCTTCCCGCTGAACGCGGTGCGGACGTCTTTCGCCAGGTCAGCCGACACCGACTTGATCTTGTCGCGGGATCCCGTGAGACCGACGATCAAACCCTTGCCGATGTCCGCGGCCAAGGCCTTCATTTTCTTGCTGGGGCTGGCGATCTGCAGCTCCTCGCGCACCCCCGCCTCCACAGCGGCAGCGAGCGTGCGCGCCGCGGCGTGAACGCCGGACGTCGAGCCGAGGCCCACGGCCAGGCCCTGCGCCGCAGCGTTTCCCGCGCTCACCGTGTTGCCCGCCATGGCCATCGACGTGCGGTGATCGAAGACGCGCGCCGCGCTCCCGAACGTGACGAGCTCCGGGCCCTCTTCACCGACCCATGCGACCTCGCCCGCCTTCGGCGTGCCGCCGCTCGCGTACTTCGAGACGCCGCCCTCGCCTTTGGCCGGGCGCCCGATCGTGTTGGACTCGGACCGGATCGTGCGGACGTAGGTGGTGGCGGTGGCGCCGTTCAATCCGTAGAGGTAGCGCCGGGCTGCGTCGATCTTCGACCTCAGGTCGGAGATGTCGGCCAGGAGCTTCGCCTTGCGGGAGTCGGGCACCGAGGCCAGCTTGCTTTCGGCGTCCTTGAGCTTGGCGCGCAGGTCGGACAGATCGCCCTTAAGCATGGCCGTCTTGTTCGGCGTCTTCAGGATTTGGCCCGCGAGCTGCTCGGCCTGCTTCTTCGTCAGGCCCATCGCCACCGCTGTGGCGACGAGCTTTGACCGGCCCCGCTCATAGATCGCGATGGCGCCCGACCACGAACCTGTCGACTCGCGCGACGCGGCCGCCGCCTCGTCGGTGGCGGCGCCAAGTGCCGACAGGGCGTCGCGGTTCGCGCGGCCCTTCTCCGTGTGGACGTCGAGTGTGCGGCCGTTGTCCTTGATGGACTTCGTGGCCGCGTCGACGGCTGCCTCAAACTTGGTCTCGGCGTCGTAGGCGCTGCGGTGTGCTTCGTTGAGGGCGACGATTGCCTGCCGCAGCCCGTCCGCGCTCCGCTTCTGCTCGTCGAGCGCAGTCTGTGTCTTCTGTGCCTGCGCGCCGAACAGGCCCATGCTCTGGGCCGCCAAGTCCTGCTCGAACTTCTGGTCGGCCAGCGCGGACTTGTACTTGTCCAGGCGGTTCTTGAAGTCGCCGACGTCGTGGCCGCCCTTGGCGTAGGCGTCCGACAGCCGCTTCAGCGCGGCCGCCGCCAGGTCCGACTTGCCGCCCTGCACCAGGTTGGCGAGGGACTTGTCGATCGCGTCGAGCTTTGCTTTCGCCTCGGTGTTCGGTGTGGAGTCCGCCATCCCCAGCGAGAACACCTTGACCAAACCCTGTTGGATCTTGTCGGTCGTGCTCGCGTCAGTGATGTTCCGGATGCCGTCGTACAGCCCCTTGAGGTTGCTGCCGAAGACACGAGCCGCCTCGCCCGACGACTTGCCCGTGCGAGCCAGGTTGCCCAGCGACGTGGTCAGTTTGTCGACGTCTGGCGGTGCCTGCTTACCGATCTTCGACAGATTGACCATGGCCACCGCGAACAGGCCGATACCCACGGCTGCCACGTTCAGCTTGGCTCCGGTGGACAGCGAGCCGAGCGCGGACCGCATCCCCGCCACGCGCCCGGACGCGCCAGCTGCGGCGGTCCTTATGGTGGTGATGCTTGAGGCGACCGTCGAGAAGCCGCCCGCCAGCAACTGGATCCCCGAGCCTGCCAGCTTGACGGCACGGATCGCGATCGCGGTCTGCATGAGCACGGTGATGAAACCGGGCGGCAGAGAGGCCACCAGCGTGGCCGCGGCGTTGGCCAGCTGCAGGACACTCACACCCACGCCAGAGGCGGCCGTCAGCAGGTGCACCGCAGCCGTCGCTACGTTCTTCAGCGTCTCGGCGAGCAGCGGGCCCTGCTGGCGTGCATAGTCCATGAACTGGGAAAGGGAGCCGCCGATCTTCCCCGTGTTGAGGCTGCGGGTGAAATGGACGATGCCGTCGACGGCCTGGCGCAGGCTGCTCGTGGCGAACGTCGAGAACTTGCCCATCAGCTGGTCGATGCCGGGGGTGGCCAGTGCGCCGCCGGCGAGCGTCATGAGGCGGTCGAGCTGGACGGATGCACCCTTCACCAGCGGGGTCAGCTTCGGCAACGCCGCCGAGGCGATCGCCAGGCCCTTGGTGAAGACGGGCATGGTGTCCTTGGCCAGACCGTCCGACCAGGACTGGTACTCCTTCTTGAGCGTCGTCAGCCCGGCGGCGGCCTGCCGGGTCGCCGACGGCATCTTCGCGATCTGCTCCTGGAACGCCAGTTGCGCGGTGATCGCCGCCTGGGACGTTGCACCGGACTTGGTGACGGCGTCCTCGTACTTCTTCTGGGCCTGGCTCGCGTCGGACAGGGCGCCGATCTGCGGCACGATCGCCGCACCGAACGCGGCCACCGCGACCGCAGCCGCGCCGGCCTGCGCAGCGAGCGGTGCCAGGGCGGCCGCGGCCGGGATCGCCGCGCTCATGGTGGCGAGACGCCTCTCCAGCCCCTTCGCGGAGTCGCCCGCCTTGTCCAGGACGCGGCTCAGCCGGTCCCGGCCTTCCAGCGTGAACGTCAGGGTCGTGCTGGCCATCACTCACCTCCGGCTGCTTGGGCCTGCGCAGCCACGTGTCGGTCGACCCAGGCCACGGCCTGGAGGAAGCGGGCACGCGGCAGCGCTTCGAGCTCGGCGGGGCCGATGTGCAGGAGGTGGGCGATCAGTGGCCAGTACTCGTCGAGGAGGTCTCCGATGCGGCGTCCGGAAGGGCCGGCGTTTCCGCGGCCGGGGGTACGGCGCTGCCCTGGTCTTTTGGGGCCATCTCGCTGAACGCCTTGTCCACGTCGTCCGAGTCGTGGGCCAGGGTCCGCATGTAGCCGGACATCGTCTCGACGACCTCGCCCGTGGCCTCCGGGTTCTTCAGCAGTGCTTCGACCATGTCGAGGATCTCGGCGTACTCCAGGCGGGCCTTGGTGCGGCGCTTCCAGCCGGGCAGGTCGAAGTCGGAGAACCGCAGCGTGGGCTGCTGCCGCTTGCGGAACGCCCACAGCACGGCGCGCATCGCGGTCGGGGCCTGCTGGCGCAGGGCGGTGTCGACGTCGTCCCAGTCCATACCGGTGGCGGACTCGATGACGGACGACTCGATCGCGGACAGGTCGTCGGTGGAGACGTCCTCGACGGTGCCGTCTTCCTGACGGTACGAAACGATCACTTGTTGCTCCTGGTTACTCGAGACGACGGCGCACGTCGTCAAGGACACGGGCGGCTTCTCGCTCCATGCGGGGGCGGCCCTTGCGCACGGTGGAGTCCCACCACAGAGGGGTCGCGTTCTGCTGCACCCAGCGCTTGCGGTTGCCGTAGACGGGGTGTCGGACGCGGCCGGTGTTGAGGGCGCCCGGCATCTTCCGCAGGTCGGCCGGCAGGCGGCCTTTGTCGACCCAGACTTTCGCGCCGGGGTTGCCCGACGTGCGGACGCTGATGCGGATCGCGTCGGCGATCGTCGCGCGCAGCGGACGCGTCGTCGGGGATGGTCCGCCAGGGCGGCCGCGGCGCCCCTGCGAGCTGATGTCCAGGCCGCGGATCGCGGACTGCAGATCGTCCCGCAGGGGCTCGGCGGCGTGCCGCAGGCGGCGCTGCATCGAGGCGCGGATGTTCTCGTGACCGGCAGCCCGCAAGCGGCGTTGCAGCTCGATCAGGCTGCCGGTGTTGGTGATACGGATGTCGGAGACCATCAGGTCACCTCACAGCGTGACGTCCGTGCTGATGTACTCGATCTTCACCGGGTTCGTGCCGTCGTACAGGGCGGTGAAGTTGAACGTGGGCTTGATGACGTCGAAGCCGTCGACCACCGGCGGGCCGTCGTCGAAGCGCACCGCGGGCAGGGTGATCCGGAACGTCTCGAAATACGTCGAGGCGATCAGCGGCCCGACGAACTCCCACACCAGCGAGGTCGCACCGTCGGAGGTGTGCAGATCGTCGAGGATCGTGTCGATGTAGTCCGTCTCCAAGCTGCCGCTGATCTTCACCTGGTCGTTGGAGATCGGTTCCTTCTTCAGCCCGGCCTGGCCCGCGTAGAAGCGCTCGGTGTGCTGCGGACGCTCCACCTTCACGCTGACCTTGCGGACGCCGTCCCGCGCCGTCTCCGTGCCGAACGTGCCCGTCTTCACGGCCATCTGCCCGAAGTGGAACGGGCTCATGTTCGGGTAGCTCGCGGTCGCGAGGGTCTGCGCCTCGTCGCAGGTCTTGCCGTCGAAGTCGAACGTCCCGGTGAGCATGCCGCCCACCTCGCACGCGAACTCCGCCGAGGTGACCTTGCAGCCCAGAAACGTTTTGTCCGTGACCGTGCCGGTCGTCAGCGGCACGCCCTTCTGGATCGTGAGGCTCTTGCCCGCCGTGTCCGCCAGGATGTGCGACTGCAGGTAGGCGGCCGTCGCGGCCTGCTGCACCGGCGTGACCGACGTCCCCATGAGCGCCTGCAGCAAGGTGCCCATGGACTTGTTGACGATCTCCAGGTCGATGGACCCCTGCACCTCCTGGCGGGTCAGCACACGCCGCGACGACAGCGCCAGCAGACGGCCCGCCGCGATACCGGCGCTCTGGGCCGTCGTTTTCTTGAGAGCCAGGCTCTCCTTGGTGAACTCCACGAATTTCGCCGGCGCGGCGAACGTGCCGTAACTGCCCTCGGCCGAAAAGCCGAGCTGGGCTCCAAGGCCCGAACCGATCGCCATCAGAGATCAGCTCCCTTCGCGGCACGCGCCGCCCTCTTCGCCTCGGCCGCGGCCTTCAGGCCGGGCTCCTCGACGGACTCCCAGTTGCTGGGCTGGCAGACGTAGCCCTCGAACCTGTCGTCGGGGACCTCGACGACGGTGTCCGGCTCGACGAGCCGGTCCCCGAGCTCAGGCACGGTGACCGGGTCCGAGCCCACGTAGCGCACACGCGCCATGGCAGTACTCCTTCTTGGGTGGGGTGGATCAGATACGGGCCTGGCAGGTCACCGTGAAGGCGAGCCGCGCGATGCTGCCCTCGGCCTGCTCTTGGGCCAGGTCGCCCGCCGTCAGGTGCGCCCACAACACCGTGCCGTTCAGCGTCGGCGCCGTCGGTGCCGCGTTCGTGGCGCGCAGCGCCGTCTCTACCTCGCCGACGAGCGCGAACACCTCGTCGCGGCGGCCCTTCATGTCCTTGTCGCCTGCGCGCGCCTCGGCGTAGCAGGTGATCGTGAAGGCCTCATTGCGGGTGCGGGCGCCGGCCGCGTTGAACTCCTGCTGCAGCGACACGGCGGCCTCGCCGTCCGGACGCCATCCGACGTACAGGCGCCGCAGCTGGGTGTAGTTCAACGCCTCCGGCCCGTCGACGATGGCGACCTCGGCGAGCGCGGGCGCCGCCCGAAGGATGGCCAGCAGCGCGTCGACGGCGGCCGGGACACGGGAGGTCATCATGCGAAGCCCTCCAGCTGCCGATCGCCCTGCAGCAGCTGCAGGGCACGGTTCGGGATCGCGTAGCCGAAGCCGGGCACCGGCTCGGTCACGTTGTAGTCGTCGCTGCTGGAAGGCCCGCGCGCCGCACCGTAGTTCGTGCGCCACAGATGCTGAAGGATCAGCTTCGCCGCCAGCGACACGTTCGCCTGGACCACGGCCCGGCCTGCGGTGTAGGTGAACCGGTACTCGCCCGGCCAGAACGGCAGGACGTCCTTGCGGCGCACGATGCCCGTGTCCGGGTCGATGTCGAGCGCGCTGACGTCGATAGGCAGCTGCCAGGACTGGATACCCACCACCGACGTCACCGACAGGACCGGGTGGGTGTGCAGCACGACGGAGTATCCGCCGCCCCGCACGATCTGCTGCACCGTCCGCCGGGCCACGGGCCCAACGAAGTATTCGACGCACTGGGTGGTGGCCTCGATGAACTCCCGCAGCTCCTCATCGTCGCCCGTCGAGGTCGCCGGGATGTCGAGCTTGGCCTTGGCCGCCGCGAGGGAGAACAGCAGCGGGGGCGCGGCCTCCCGCACGTCGAGGACGTCCGTGTAGGCGCAGGCCGGGCCGGTGAAAAGCCAGCGGATGGAGTGCCGTCCGGCCTGGGTGGTGACGTAGTCGTAGGAGTACTGGCCGGTGGTCGCCGGGGGATTGGTCACGGCCGGGGTCGCGGTCGTGCCGTCCGGCAGGCCGATGGTCAGCGTGGCGCCGACGGCGTTGGTGGCCGTGCCGCCCGCGTCTTTGCAGGTCGCGGTCAAACGCGCGGTGTCGCCGAGATCGAACGGCACAGCTCACCCCTCTCGTCAGCTCTTGCTGGCCCGGGCGCCGCGACCGGACGCGGTCTGCTT